AGCGTCCTTTGTATCTTGATCTGCAAACTTCCACATGTCATCGTCAATGTCGATGCAACGCTTGACCCAAGGCAGTTCTGATCGAGTTGCAGTTATAAAGTCCACCGCATCAGGGTGGGATAGGTCGAGGTGCAATACAATAGCACCATTCTTGTAAGCTCCGCCACGTCTCAGTGTTTCATTGAGTGCGGAGTATATTTTACCAAAGCTGACTGGGCCAGTAGCCACAAGTCCTTTGTCATTTTCGTGTCCAGCTGGTCTAAGCTTAGATAGGTGGATAGCACAGCCAGCACCAAATCTG